ACTTATCATATGACATCTCAGCGTCAATCCATGCACAAACCTTACCTTCTTGTTGTGCAAGAGCAATTGTCTGTAGACATACTGATGACTTGGCTGATGACTTTGATCCCCAAATCAGTACCTGACGACCATATGGCAATCCACCATTAAGTGCTCTATTCAATCCAAAGCTTGGTGTTGGCTGATACTCTGTTGCTGGAACTGAATCTCCAACCATAATATTTTTACGCAACTTTGGATTAAGTTGTGCCAATACATCCTCTACTGTTACTGTCATTTAGAATTTTACCCCATGCTTTTCTGGTCTTGTCTTATTAAAGTTTGTTTTCTTTTCCATTGCATAGTCTAGAGAAGTTCTAGTATATCCATGTTCAACTAGACCTGCATACAGATCAAAAGTTCTGATAAGGATGTCTGCCATCTCATCAGCGATCTGATCTTCGCCCTTATCTTTTCTGATAGCTTCCATAACCTCTACAGCTTCTGACACAATCATCATTAGCTGCTTTGTGATAAAGATATCATCTACGTCTTCAGGCCAAAAGCCTTTTGCTACGGCAGTCTTGTGTAGCTCTTCTGCCCAATCATCAAATTGCATGTACATCCTCCATAATTATTGTTCCATCCTTGGTTTTACCCAAATCAAATTTGTATGCAGACCCTTCTTGAATCTTCATATATGCTTTAGCATATGCAGTAGGGAATACCGTCACAGGGTGAAGGTCTCTAGATGCATCTGCCAAAGTAAGCGTTGCCATCTTCTTGCCAGCCTTAGTTATACGTGACTTAAATGAAACAACGAACATTTCTTCATCTTTATATGGCAATTGCTTATAGTTTAGATACTTTATAAGTGCCGAATCAATCTTACCAATCTCATCAATCTGGATGGCCTCAGTAATGCGATTATCGCTAGCCAGAATAAGATACGTCTTTCCAGTTTCGATTGCAGACTGCTCATCATCAAATATACCTACGCTTCCTGTTTTGTCTAGA